GAAGGTAAGAACATTGAAGAATTAAACTTTCTCGATCGTCTTAACCTTAAAGCAAAAATTGGACCTCACGCTGACATTTCTCTGTCTGACGAAGAGCTTGCAATTTACAACAAGTGCCTAAAGGCTGAAACATTCGAAGATGTTGTTGAACTTTACCACGAGATCAAAGAATTTATTGCTGAAGAAGCCAACAAGAAAAAAGAAGAAGAGTCAAACGAATCTCCTTCTGACAATCAAGAAGGTGACGAAGGTGTTAGTGAATCTGCTGATGGTGACGAAGCTGATAGTAACGAAGAAGAAGGTAACACACCTTCTAACGGTGGCGAAAGCGAAGATGATTCTGACGATGGCGAAGAAGCCGAAGGCGAATCTGCTGAAGATACTGAAGACGGCAACGAAGCTTCGTCCGAAGACATCAAATCAGATGATGACGAAGAGTCGAATGGAGAAGCAACTTACACTAATGGTGCTGGTGCCGCAAATGACGCTGCTGAAGATTCCACCGAAGAGTACAAGTCTGAAACTCTCGAAGCTTTTGAAAACAACATTCAAGAAGAAACTACTCGTGATAGTAGTCGCATTGATATTGCTATGATGCCGCTCAAAAGCGCTATTGATAAGTGTGTTATTCCTTATCGCAAAGTTTTAGATGCACGTCCAAAAATCGAGGATTTATTTAGCAGTGGTATTTATTCAAAATGTGCAGATCACAACGATCGTTATGTCAAACTAAAGAAGCTTGTAAACAAAAGAGCTTCTGTACTTGCTCGCGAGTTCGAACGTCGTAAAGCATCATACCAATACTCACGAGCTCAAGAGTCTCGCAATGGTACGATCGACGTGAATAACTTGCACAAGTACAAGTACGATGATCAAATCTTCAGCACCACAATGCGTTTGGCTGATGCTAAGAGTCATGGCATGATTTTCTTTATTGACTACTCAGGTTCAATGAGTTATGTACTTAAAGATGTGTTAGAGCATACTCTTAATCTAATTCAGTTTTGCAAAAAGGTTGGAATTCCATTTCAAGTCTATTCATTCACTTCACTTCATACTCAAAACAGTCTTGGGCAAAACGAAAACGAGTTCGATATGTCAAACGTTGTTATCGCTGAATTGTTCTCAAGTGACATGAAAAAGGCAGAATACGAGCAAGCGTTCAAGACAGTTGCATATCAAATCCTTTTTTCTGGTAGCCGCTTCAATGATCAATTTACTTCAAAGTACGAACAACTTGGTGGCACACCTCTTGATCACACCTTAATCGCTGCTCACACACTTGTTAAGAACTTCAACAGAAAGCATGCAGTTCAAAAAACCAATGTGGTTATACTTAGCGACGGTGATTCACACCACTGCTGGCCACAAAGTAGCAAATACACATCACGTAAGCTTGTCTTCAGTATCAATAAAAAGCAATACTCGATTGATCGGTATCGTGCTACTGATCAACTTACTGAAGTGCTTAAGAAAGCTACTGGAGCAACACTCATTGGTTTCTTCCTTCCAGGTGACAAACGAATCATAAAGGTCAAAGTTCGCGAAATGGGTGGATATGATGCTCTTAATAAAAATGTGATAAAGTATAGGAAAGATGGTTTCTTCCATTCTACCGAGTGCAAAGGTTATGATTCATACTTCTTACTTCCTGACAATCTTAAGACTCCCGAAGACGAGTTTCACTTTGATTCTACTGAAGTAACAAATAGTCGTACAGCTCAAACTCGCCTTGCTAAATCATACGCAAAGCATAATGTTAAGAATCGCCAAAACCGCATCATTCTCACTAAGTTCGCTGAAATGATTGCTTAACATTTTTTAAATTTTGAGTCTTTTCATACACAAAACGCATAAACTATTGCCTATCAGTTATATGAAAATGTGTACAAATACCTCAGATATGGTATAATATATCTATAACAGTTAATTAGTATACATTATGAATAAGTCAGAACTCACAGAAAAACTCAAGTCACTCCCGCAGTCGACTTTCAAAAACCAAGAGATTCTCTCTCTTGCTGCCGAAAATGGTATCTCTCATAACGAAGCGTATAAGATCATACGTTCTATGTATAAAGTCGCTCGCGGCGTTTATTCATTCGTTGCACCTTCTGCTCCAACACCTACAGCAGAACCTGCTCCTTCGACAGTAATCGCAAATCATGTTGAACTTCGAGGTGTTGCTTCTGTTGTTAACGATGAGATTTACGTTCCATCGGTAGATCCTACATATATTAAGTGGGGTGAGTATAGCACCGTTATGAAGATCATTAAGTCGAAGCTCTTCTTTCCAGTGTATGTCTCTGGTCTTTCTGGAAATGGCAAGACTATGATGATCGAGCAAGCGTGTGCTAAGGCAAAACGCGAGTACGTTCGAGTACAAATTTCACCTGAAACCGACGAAGATGATTTGATCGGTGGCTTTCGCCTCATCAATGGCGAAACAGTTTTCCAAAAAGGACCAATCATCAAAGCGATGGAACGTGGTTGTATCTTACTCATCGACGAAATCGATCGTGCTACGAACAAGATCATGTGTCTACAAGGTGTACTTGAAGGCAATCCAGTTTTGCTCAAGAAAACTGGACAAGTGATCACTCCTGCTGAAGGCTTCAATGTCATTGCCACAGCAAATACCAAAGGTCGTGGCTCTGACGATGGTCGATTCACCGCAGCTTCTATCATTGACGATGCATTCCTCGAACGATTCGTATGTGCGATTGATCAAGAGTTTCCATCTCCAATGATCGAGAAAAAGATCGTGATGGCTCACATGAGCAAGTTCGGGGTTGAAGCCGAAGAGTTTTGCGATAAGCTAATCGCATGGTCGAACGTTATACGCAAGACCTTTGATGCTGATGGTGTAGATGAGATCATCTCTACTCGCCGTCTATGTCACATCGTTAAGACGTTCTCTATCTTTGAAGATCGAGCTAAAGCGATCTCAATGTGTATCAGCCGCTTCGACGAAGAAACACGTACAGCATTCCTTGATCTTTACACTAAGATTGACGAGAGTCAATTGACTGAAGATGGTGAAGTTGTTGAATTTGATGAATTTGATGAAATCCCTCAAGATCTCGTAAATCAACATAATGAAGCAAATTTGTAATGAAGATTACATTCATAACTAACTAACTAACTAAAAGTCCTGCCTTTGAGCCTCATAACCTCAAAGGCAGGCAAATTTTTATTAATACGATGACTAAAGAAAAACTAAAAGAGTGGGCAGCATTAGCAGAATCTGCAAAGGAAAAATCTACCAAAGGAGGAATTAAGTTTGACGACAATAAACCTGATTACTCTTTGATTCCACCTAATGCTTTAGAAGATGTCGTAAAGGTACTAACGATTGGGGCAAAAAAGTACGATCGTCATAATTGGAAAAAGCTTGACAACATCGATGATCGTTATTTCGCTGCAGCTCAACGACATCTTTGGGCCTTACAAAAAGGAGAAACTTTCGACGACGAAACCGGCATTCATCATGGAGCTCACGCTATATGTTGTATGATGTTCTTTGTTGAAAATTATTATTTACAAACCAACAAAAATAAAGTATAATATATATTATGAAAATTAGTAAAGAAACACTAGATGTGCTGAAGAATTTTTCAGCGATCAATCCGAACCTCGTGATCGAGCAAGGAAATAAGTTATCGACTATCGCAGAAGCCAAGAATATTATGGCATCATGCGAGGTTGCAGAAACGTTCGATAAGGACATTGGCATATATGATCTTAATGAATTCTTATCTGCGCTATCTCTTATTGAGGATCCAGAGTTTGTCTTTGGTGACACATCAGTAAGTATTAAGTCAGCTCTTACATCTCTCACATATCGTTATGCAGATAAGTCTATTCTTACATCTCCTGAACGTGGTGTTAATATGCCTGAAGCTGAGGTAACGGTTGAGTTATCAGCTGAAGTTATTAATCAAATTCGTAGAGCTGGCGCTGCGCTGAATCACCCTGTAGTGTCAATCACAACAAATGCAAATGATTCTAAGCTATATCTACAGGTAAAGGATCCATCTAACTCATCTTCGAATATTTTTCAGTATGAACTTGATGCATCGTATGATTTAGATGCTGCATTTGATTATCAGTTCCTTATCTCAAATCTAAAGCTTATCGCTGGAGATTATAAAGTAGCTGTAAGTTCTAAGTTAATTTCTCATTGGAAATGTATAAATACCAATTCCGTGGAATATTGGATTGCTCTTGAAAAGACATCCGTTGCGTAACTAATAATAATAATTATATTAAATAATATGAGTGAAGAAGTAAATACACCAGAAGTGCCAAATGAAACAGCGGCACCACAAGAACCACAAATCAGCTTAGCTGATTTTAGCGCAGCATTGCAAGTGATTGACGTATGCACAACTCGTGGAGCTTTCCGCGGTGAGGAACTATCCTCAGTTGGGCAATTGCGTGATCGCCTCAAGGCTTTTGTCGATCATCATGCACCAGCTGATGAGTCTGAAGCAGAAGAAACTTCAACAGAAGAAGCTACATCTGCTGAGTAAGCATTAACTAAGAAGACCTAAGCATGTCTTTATAAACTGCTTATTTTTTGATTTACGTGCATACGCATTAATGTTATATTATATATTATGAATGAATTTTTATGGGTCGAACGTTATCGACCAAACACTATTGAAGAATGTATTCTTCCGCAATCATTAAAAGACACTTTTAGCGAAGTTGTTAAACACGGCGAGCTACATAATATGCTATTAAGCGGTACTGCAGGATTAGGTAAGACTACAGTCGCTCGAGCATTATGCAATGAGCTTAATCTAGAATATCTCTTAATCAATTCATCTGAAGAGAATGGAATTGATGTTCTTCGTTCAAAGATTAAGCAGTTTGCTTCTACAGTATCATTACAAGGTGGCAAGTATAAAGTAGTTATTCTTGATGAGGCGGACTATCTAAATGCACAGTCGACGCAACCTGCACTACGCGGTTTCATTGAAGAGTTTAGTGCTAATTGTAGATTCATTCTTACATGTAACTTTAAGAACCGCATTATTGAGCCTCTCCATTCGCGCTGTTCAGTCATTGAGTTTAATACTAATAAGAAACAACTTGCTGGTTTAGCTGGACAGTTTATGAAGCGGCTTCAGTTTATTCTTGATAAAGAAGGTATTAAGTATAGCAATAAAGTCATCGCTGATCTTATTATGCGCTATGCTCCTGATTGGAGGCGTGTTCTTAATGAATGCCAACGGTATTCAGCTTCTGGTGAAATCACGCCCGATATTCTTGTAGATATGTCTGACCAAAATGTTGCTCAGCTTATTAGTCATCTAAAGACAAAGGACTTTAAGAGTATGCGCGGTTGGGTAACAAATAACTCAGATGTTGATTCAGCAGTAATATTTCGTAAGATCTATGATAGCTTATACGATTATGCTGAAGGTCAATCTATTCCAGGTATTATTCTTATCTTAGCTGATTACCAATATAAGGCAGCGTTTTGTGCAGATAGGGAGATTAACATTGTCGCATGCCTAACTGAAATTATGGCATCATCACAGTGGAAATAATATGAGTAAGCTATCGCCATTCGATTTCATTAAAAGTATTAATGAACATAAGCCAAACCTACTAAAGGATTGTAAAGCATATGAGGGCGAAGAGCTAATTAGTTCAGATGCACCATCTAAACAATATGTTCCGTTTATAATTAATCGCGGGTTTTCTCAGTTTAATGATACTGTCTTATTAGTAAACGAACTTAATGTTCGTCATCAACTTCCTGCTAAAATGCAATATGATTTTCTTTTTTCTGCTATTCGTCCAAGAAAACGTTTCTCAAAATGGGCCAAGAAAGCAAAAGATCCGAATGATTTGCAGCTTATACAAGAAGCATATAACTATTCGAAGGAAAAAGCTGAAAATGTGTATTCATTATTTAGTAAAGACGATTTAAAGAAACTACGAAAACGTTTAGATAAAGGAGGTAAGTAATAGGCGAAAGTGTCTAATATTATAAATAATACTTTAACAATGTAATTTTAATATTAGACACATGAATGACCAAGAACTAGTAAAATGGGATCCTAGTAAAATGCTAGAGATATCTCTCGAAGAACCAGACGATTTCCTTAAAATTAAAGAGACACTAACTCGAATAGGAATATCTTCGAAGAAAGAACATAACACACTATTTCAAAGTTGTCATATTTTGCATAAACAAGGTATGTATTTCATTGTTCATTTCAAAGAACTTTTCATGTTAGATGGTAAGCCATCCAATTTAACCTACGACGATGTCTGTAGACGCAATTCAATAACAACGCTTCTCTCAGATTGGGGATTGTTGAATATCGTAAATCCAGATCAAGCAAAGGATAAAACAACATTAAGACACATTAAAATTATATCACATAGAGATAAGCGCGAATGGAATTTAGAATCAAAATATTCCATCGGTAATGTTAAAGGTGTATAAATAAAATTTTAAGATCACACGTTGTGATCTTGAATGAGATGCCTT